TGGTTACTCCAGCAACCTTGGTTGTTTCTAGCTGAGGAAGTTCATTAACTGAACAGACAATGTCTTTTACAGATAATAGAGATACCTTTCCAACAGGGGATACGGCAGCCGTAGGGACGTTTGTACTAATAACCGCGTAGTTAAAAGTAGTAGGGGCTACAGCAGTAACAACAAAGGTTCCATCAAAAGGAGCAGTATCACCACTTACCAATACAGTCTCTCCAACTTGAAGGTTGTGAGTTGCTGTAGTTGTAAGAGTAGCTACGTTATTTAGTAGAACCTTGTTATTGATGCTCCATACCTTGTCTTCATCTTTTCTAATCATCTTACTCATAGACACGCGAGAAACGCCATCTACTTCTTTGATGACTCCTAAAACGTCTGCCGTAGTTATGCGGTCATTAAAAGATACGTTATCAAAATCAAATAGCTCAGCAATAGCCTCTTGAATTGAAGACGTTACCTGGGCATTTCTAAACTGTGGCAATACCACACACTCTAGTTTAAGTCTTACGTCTACGTAAGCAGGTGGCTGAAGTGTGATTGAAGTTCCTGGAGGTGTCTTATCTTCAAAGAACTTACCAATATCAACTGCTAAGTTATTAAATACATCTGATGCTGTCTGTCCGTCTGCCTGTAATCCAGAGTCACCGAACGGTGCAATAAAGATAGTTACACTGCTGTACACATCTGAGATAGAGTTTGCCTTTGCAACGTTTGGTACTTGAATAGCGATATTAGAGTAGTCAGACAACGACACAGCGCGGTTAAGTGCTCTAACGCTTCTAGGGGCGTTGATACGAATAGAGTCTGTGGTCTCTGGGTCTGCCCCACCTGAGGCGGCACCAGAGGTCTGTCCAACATCTTGGTTGCTTACAGTAAGGCCAATAGTGGAATTGGTTTTAATAAACTTAATAGTATTGGCTGCAACGTTACCAAATTTTCCGCCGCCAATTCTGTACGTAGCTCTAATTGAAGCCTGGTTTGCTGGGATGCGACCACTGATGCCGTCACCAAATTGAACATAGGTTGTTCCTTCAGCATCTGTAAAGGTAGTAAAAACTGGGTCGTAATCTTGGTAGTCAATTAAAAACGGTACGTAAGAGTACTTAACTCCAGATACATCTATCTCAATACTTCCCGCAATTACTGGAGATTCTGGAAGCGGGTAGAACTGGTTAGCTGCACCACCAGATACGCCTATCTCCCCCTCATCAGGACGTGTTACTGGGTCATACCCAACAGTCTCACCTTGGGTAGCAGTTACTGTAATAGAACCATTAACTGTTGATACCTTCGCAGGCACGACAACTGCGCTATCAGTTTCAAAAATAATTTGGGTTGTAGAGCCGCTGTTAACAACGGTAGTCGATACCTGTGTTCTTTTTGGTACGGTAATAGTGTTGGCTGTTGAATTTTGAAAAGTCAATAGAACTTTTGCAGCAGTAGATTCTGTAGGCGTATACCCAAGAAGTCTTGCAATTTTTAAAACGTTATCTCTTTGACTAGAGGTGGTGATAAAAGCTTCATTTAAAGAGCGGTCAATATAGTAGTTAAGCTGGTCACCCATATATGCAAACAGCTCAATTAAGGTCATGCCAAAGTCTGCGGGGTCGCGGTTAGTCCAGTTAGGTGCAAAGTATGGGATGAGAGCTGCCATCTCTTCTTTGAGGGATAGGTAGTCACGAGAGGTGTAATCTACTTGTGGAACATAGTTTTCATTTGCCATTATCTGACCTCCTGTATGACCTCTCCAGCTCTGGAGAATATCTTAGTTTTTATACTTAAAGATTCTGTTAGTGTCTGTTGGGACTTTCTATATTTAATATCTAACTCTAAGGTTCCACCACTATCTAGGTTTGGGACTGCTTCTATAAACTCTAAGTAAGGAAAGAACTCTGTAAAACATGCGGCTACTGCCTCAGTAGCAACTGCTATGGCAGTATTTTCATCTTCAAATAGTGTCTCATAAACTGCGCTTCCAAAGCTTGGGCGCATCACCCTCTCGCCTGGACGGCTCATGATTGCTAGCACGAGCCTGTCCTGGATAATCTTTTTTTCATCGTTTGTATAGGATAGTTCCCCCGCTGAATTAAAAGAAAACGGCAGCGCTATAGCTCTCTCTATCACAGTTCTACTCCCATCCATACTGGAAAGTTAGGGTCCCCACCCTCAAACATAACCCACACTTTTTGTCCTAGCTTAGGTACTAGTCTATGCGGTGAGTGCTCGGCTGTACTGGCAATCTCTTGTTCTTGGTCGTCATTCCACTTGTTATCTGCGTTTTCAGTGTCCACGTGTTCGTGGTCTAAGTTCCACGTAGTGTCAGGGCTCTTACCTGTGTGGTTGTTGGTATGAGCATCATGGGCAAGGCTAACGGTTACGGTATGAGTGTGAGAACCAAAGGTACCAACAGTTGCACCGCTTGTTGTAATAGTTTCTGAGTGAGTAGCGTGAGTAGCATGAGCCTGTAGAAGGGCTGCAACCTCAGAAGCTAAGTGCTTTTTATGGTCAGGGTGGTTACTGTTAGATGTAACAGGGAGGCAGGCTCTAGCCCAACCAGTCTCTGACTGACCTAAAACCTGAGGCACTTGTAGTCGGATTCGATTATCGTTCTCATCGTCCTTAACGTCTACGCATATTCCTAGGTAGATTCCATAAAATCTTTTATCGTCTATCATCGAACGGCGTTGCTCCTTACCCTGTTAGCCACGGTAGGTGACTTAATCTTCTTAGGGGTAAAGGTTACCCTAGTAGTTTTTTTATCAGCAACCCAGGTAGAAGGTTGTTTAGTTTTTGCTGTGACTTTTTGTCGGTTGCCAATTTTTCCAAAGCTTCCTTTATTTTGAGCACCACTTTTACGGGCTGAACTCTTTATAAGAGGCTTGCTAGTCTTTGGTTTACCAGAGGCCACACCAGGTTTTATCTTTCTTTTTGGGCTTCCAGGTACTGCAATCTCTAGTCCAGCCACGCCGTTTACAGAGCCAAGAGAGTCAGTGCCTACAACAATGTTAGTAACATAGGTCGGTACATTTCTTTCAGTCTCAATCATTACGTGTTCTGTAGATAAAATTGTCCAATAGCCAGAGTAGGTAGCCCCAATCCCCGCTAGGTATACAGGCATATTAGGTCTCAAGGTGGGGTCACCAAGCACACTAGCAGTACCTCTGTATGGAAAAGAGTTCCTAGCCTCAGCTGCTTCTGCTTCATACGTTGCAATCTGAGAGTTAGGCGCTACAACTAAAGAGTTAAAACGGTCAAAGAACTCGTCTTGGCGTTTTGTTTTTGTAGTCTTATTTCTCTTTTGTTTAGTTTGAGCCATAGCAGCTTTAGAAAATCTGTCTACACCACTAATAGCTACAGCGGACTTCATCTCTCCGTCATACTCAATAGACTCACCAATAGAAGGTTGAAAGGCATATAAGGTAGAGCCAGTGGAATCACTAGCGTCTTTCATTATAAAGACCTTTGCCGCGTCCTTATATAACTCGTAGTCACTCAAGATAGGTTCAAAATAGATATCAGTGTTTTCTCCACGCAGGGTGTACCCAATCTGCTTTGCTAACCGCACTGCAAGTTGCCAGTCGGTATACCCAGCTTGAGATACCATTTCGTAAACTCTAGGGTGAGGCTTTCCTATAAAACGCAAACTGTGTTTAATACAAATTTCTTTTATAACTTGGTCCGCGGTGCAATCTCTATAGGTCTGTTGGGAAGCTTGCTTAAGGGGGAATGAACCACCTATACATACAACTTCTGTAAACATTTTGCCTGGAGTAGCGGATGGGGTAATGTGATGAATGTACCCAAAAAAATCTCTAGGTGTAGTGTTTGAGGACAGCTTAACTTCAATAGGAGTTCCTGGTCTAATCGATTCGTACTTAGGGTCCCAATCTTTAAACGTTAATACCAATAGCTCATGTTCATATGTTTTTTGCATGAGTACGGCTTTATACACAGACGTTGGGCCTTCAGGAGAGTCTGGAAAAGAAACACTTACAAATTTAAACACGTGGAATCCTCAGCACAGTTCCAGCTGGAATGTTAAGGATGTCTTTAATTTCAGGGTTATGGTCCAATATAATCCACCACATGCTTGAACGGTTGTAGTACTTATTACCTAGCTGGTCTAAGCGCTCCCCTTCTTTATATGTGTGCTCGTAGTAGGTAAGCGTTCCTATATCAGGAAAATCGTAAAAAACAATAGGATTCTCATCCCCGTTAGGGGTAGTAGAAACAAAGTCAACAAACGATGGCTCGTATCTAGAACCTAAATATATAGTCATGTTTCCTCCTAAACTACTGTAGAGCCAGCAAAGGCGTCACAGCTAAACGATACGGTTGTGCGTAAAGGAATCATGTCTTCTGTAAAGTAGGTGTGATTAATTGACATGTTTGTTATCCATCCAACAAAAGAAAGTTGCTGCTGAGCATTAGGGCCAAATCTGAAACCAAGAAGGCTTGGGGATAGGAATCCAATGTTAGCTGTCTTCTTAAGCATAAGGGTTGCCCACTCACCAGAGCCTTGATTAGCACCGTTTCCATTTAGGGCCTTGAACAAATACTCAAGGTCAGCCATGGTTCCAAACTTCATTAGGTCATTAATTTTTTCCATATTTACAGACCCAAGTGCAGAAGGGTAATAGCTCATAGCACTAGTTGGTATCTTGGAATACTTACTCTCTCTAACCTGTGGGCTGTTTGCGTTTACCTCTACAGCTTTTGGATGGTTCATTGAGTTTGCGTATGTATCCCCAGCCATACTTCTAAAAGCTGCAAAGTCATTTACACGGTCTAACATAATTTGAAATTGATAGGTCTCTTGCCCAGGGAAGGCACCAGCTACTGAACGGAATCGGTCAGCTGATGATGGGGTTACGTCCATGTTTCGTGCAATAGAAGACGAAATTGTTTCTGGGTTCCATAAGAATTGAAAACCATATTTATAGTTGTTTTCTTTTCCAGAGCCCTGCTTTAATAGTTTATTTTCTGCGTCTCCTTTGGCCTTCGCTTGTATCTGAGCTGCTGTCTCAATTACACCGCCGTCTTTGACAGCAGAAATATCGTTTCCGTTACTCCAGTGCCAAATAACACCTCTACGTAGTCGGTGGAAGTCACCTTCGTGATTGTTTTGTGCATGGTTTCCATCACCCTCATAGCCGTCTACACGTTGAGGTCTTACAGGAAGGCTCCACTTATGTGGCGGTAAGTTGTAGTCATAATCTCTTGGCGGAAATGATTTGTTAGGCCTTGTATCTGGGGTGTTATTACCTACCAAGTCACCATATTCTTTCACAGCTGTTTTCTCTAACGCTTTTCCAATAAGAGTTAGCCCTAGTCCAACACCGAGTCCAGGAAGGCCTCCGACTTTTACAACCCTACCTGCTCTACTAAGGGCGACACCAACAGCTTGACGGTTAAGTCCAGAGCCAGCAACCGTAGAGGCAGCCGCAGCAACAGCAACTGTGGGGGCTGCTGATGACGCAATACTTCCAGCTGTAGTTGCAGCAACGCTAGCGTTAGCTAGGTTGTTAATTCTTTTTAAAGAAGATGCAGTTTTAACTGTATCTTTTTTTACAGTAGCTTTCTTTTTTTGAAGTGCCTGTGGTGGAACAAAGTATGGCATTAGTTTTTAGCCGCCTTATCTAGAGTCTCTGAGTTTGATAGAGCCGCCTTTAGGGCTGCAATATTGTCTTGTGCGCTTCCGCCACCTGATAGGTTTACAGTCACACCACCATAGTTATACGTTGAAGAACCTACTTGCGATGTAGTTTTTAATGCAGGGCTTGACATAGAGGTAAAACCTTTTAGTAAATCTGACACTAAGTTTTTGTTACTTGTTCCATCTTGAGTAAACAACTTAGACCAACTAAACTTTGTATCATCTCCGCCCTTGCCCTTTGCTAAGGCAGAGGCAGAGGTGGACTTATCTGAGCCACCCTCACCTTCAGGATTGTTGTTACCAAGTACAGACTTAGTAGACCAAGAGCTCCAGTTATATCCCTTTTGAGACATATGATATGCAACACGGGCGTTAGTCTCTGGGTCAAAGAGGTCGTTTACTGAACCTAGTTTAAAAGATTTGCCGTCTGAACTTTTCCAAGACTTATTTAAGCGTTCATTCATAAGGTCGCCAAGCATGTTAATTTGAAATATACCGTAGGATAGGTCTCCACCATGTGGGTTAAATGCGTATGGGCGTCTACCAGATTCAGCGCCCGCAATCTTTAATGCGTTTGCTAATCCTTGTCCTTCAAATCCTGCTCTTTCTAAAACTTTCTTTAGCTCATCTGGGCTTAGCTGCTGTGCTCCAGAACCCTTAGGTCCTGTAAACTCTCCATTGTGTGCGTGCCCTGGGTATGCAGGGCCGCCCGCATGTCGGAAGGGGTGGTTCTTTAACTCATGGTTAGGAACAATAATTCCTGGCTGTTCAGGGACGAATAGCTCAGGGCCCTGCTCACCTACAACGTAAGGCATCTTTCCACCAACAGGTCCGCCTTCTGCTTTAAACATATTACCAAGCAAACCACCTAGCAGTGGGCCCGCAGCAAAGTTAACAGCTCCAGATAGGATACTGCCAAGACCGCTAGACCCCAGCGTAGTAGCGCCGCTTTTAATTGCGCTTAACCCAGAGAACAACCCAGTGAACCTATCAATTAAATTCATAAATCCAGTGAAGTAACTAACAACACGGTTTGCTGCTGTAAACGCGTCAGACATAGCGGGAGCCGCTTGTTGTAAGTTTCTAGTAGACTCAGTAATTCTTTGGCTTAAAGAACTGACTGCAGGTGTAGTAGCTCCGTATTTTTCTCCCAGTTTTTTAAGGTCTCTACCAGCAAACGCTACACCGCCGCTTCTGGCTTTAAGCATAAGTCCATCTTCTACTTGCTTACGAAGTAGTGGGTCGTTTCCAAAGTACTGGTCAAGCATAGATGCAAGAGCGTTACCAGGCTGTAGAGATATCTGAACATCTTGTACAGTGATGGGTTCGTTACCCATCTTTTCTCTCATTAACTTAGACCAAATTTCGTCAATAATTTGTGGCATAGGTTTCATAGAACCATCTTCACCACGAATACGAATACCAATACCGCGAAGCATATTAACGTTACGACCTTGTTGTACGGCGCCGTATGCTCGCATTGAGCCTTCAACACCAATACCAGGAGTGATGTTAGACATCTGTGCTGTGCCTAGCGCTACGCTTGCAAAGTTAGGCCCACCAATACCAAGCTGTCGTGCAGCTTCCATTGCTTGTACAGTGTCAAACTTACCTGTAGTTGTTCCACTACGCCCTAGTTGTTGGAGTAGCGCAGTTGCTCTTGCGTAGTCGCTGTTAGGGTCTGGGTTACCTGGGATTAAATTAGAGAAAGGTCTGATTCTTCCACCAGGTTGATAAGATGCTTGCTGCTGGTAGAACACCATTCTTTGAGTAGCAAGTTCATATTCAACAGCTTCTTTTGCGGTAGGCATTGCAGCGATACCACCAACAGCACCGCCCATTAAACCGCGCTGCATAGCAGGAGACATGCCCCCACCGCCACCGCCAGCACCTGTCGGTGCGCCTGTGTAGTATGTAGGTAGAGGGCGGTATGGTTCTATACCAGGAGCATTAAACAGTCGGTTATGACCAGACTGTTCGTACATGTAACCCTGTGATGTGTCACCTAGGGTTGTTACATTAAATACTGGTACAGGAGCAACAAGATTGTTGCCAGGCTGTCCGTAACCACCACCACGGCCACCCAGCTTTCCCATCGCTCCACCGAGTAGGCTTGACCAACCTCCTGTGTCTTGCTTTAGGAGGTTCATCTCCTGTCGCAGTGAGGACAGGCCAGTTCTTAGGGATGAGATAAACGCGGCAGCGTTAGAGCTACCCATGTTAAGGTCTTCTCTTGCCATCACTATCCTCTAGGTTGATATCGTTGGGAACGTTCTAACCAGTTCTGTCTTTCACGAACTGATAAGGCGCGTATGTCTGCGAGTGTCCAACCAGTAAAAGCTCTTGTTAGAACTTCATACTGGTCAAGTAGCTCTTCGTAATCTGGTTCGCTATATACGAAACAAATCTAGCAAGCTAAGCGGTAGAGAAATATCTTCACCGCATGCCTTGCAAGCTTTCTTCACCTCCCCAAGGCGAGGGCCTGGGTTGCGTTTGATAATCTCGTCGATTACGCGGGTGCGGTCTGCCATACCAAGGGATAGTGCAGTACCAGCTCCAACAGATGGTTCACCGTTTATTGAAACAATACATCCAGATAGTAAGAGTGTATTAATCTCAGCTGATGTCTTGTCGTAGTTTTCCATCAGCCTTTTTTGTGTTATTCCGTTTGGAAGAGCCACAGTTACTGGACCTTGCTTAGTATCCATAACCCATACGCGGTCTCCCACTGGGTCTTTCAATCTAACAACAGGGACATCTTCTGTTAAGTCAATTGTTGTCTCATGCTCGTCTTGGCAAGAAAAACACTTAACCATTAGGTTAGATGTCTGTCCAAATGTAACTCTTCTAATACCTAGAAGGATTGCGTCACGGTCTCCCGATAGCAGCATATCTAGGTCATCGGCTGTGGCTTCCTTGTCTCCAAGCTTTACCAAGCCTCTGGCTAGTAGAACGTTAAGAGCTTTTCCTGAAGAGCCTGACTTAGCTACAGCTTCTTCATCTGCTCCTGTTAGTTCCCTAACCTCTGCCGAAGTGTGCAGTTCACCTTTAAGGTCAACAAAACCACCAGGCAGTTCTACCTCTGACTCAGAAGGCGCCCGCGTCTTAATCTTAGGCGCGGGCTCCTCTGAAATCTTTTCAGCGAACTGTTGTAGTAATTGTGCATCGGTAATAATATCTGACATTTTATACTCCTATTAGTCGGTTTAAAGCTTTCCAGTATCCTTACGCTTGTAATCATCACCAGTAAAGAATACTGATAGACCCTCGTGAACTAGTGACATTGACTCATAAAGAATCGCTCCGTCAGCAGCATTTAGGTCTGTATAGTTTAGCGTAGTAATCCAAGCGTTATGAATCTTGAATCCCATACGTGGTGTGTTGTCATTTGCAGTTGTGGTCGCTGCGTTTGTAGCAGTGTTTGGGTGGTCCATAACATAGACAGTGATGTCTACGCGGAAGTTCTTATCCACTCCAGCCTGACGCATTGCAATACCTTCACCTGAAGATGTAGCAAATAGTCCACGCATCCAAGTAATAGCTTGGTCGTTTCCGTAAAGGACACCACGTTGCATAGTAATTGGGCTGAAAGTAGTCATACCTGGCACCTGGTGAACAGTGGTGTTATAGCCACCTTCACGGTATTGGATGGACTGTGTGTTAATGCTTAGACCAGAGATTTGTGAGAAACCACCAATCCAGCTAGTAGAAACACCAGAGGTTGCTGGTTCTGTGCTTGAGCCAGTTAGGATTTTATCAGTGAACGGTGCGCCACCTGCTGCGGGTGTAAACTGTGCATAAAATCGGAACGAGCGTAGCGGGTCAGTCGCTAACTTTGAGAAGCGATTGATGATACTTGAAGGGGTTGTCATTTATTTGGCTCTCCTTTACGCAACAGTAACGGTGGTTCCACCGTCAAACTGGCCAATTTTGATGATTACGAATTCGGCTGGACGCTGTAGGGCAACGCCAACTTCAATGTTTACTTGGCCTTGGTCGATTAGGTACTGAGGGTTGTTCTCAGCATCAACCTTGACAAAGAATGCCTGGCTAGGAGTAGTGCCGCGTAGGCCTCCCTGTGACCAGAACTGTGTGAGGAATGAAGACACTGTTGCGTCTAGACGACGCCACAATCCTTCGTTGTTTGGCTCAAAGATAGCAAACTGAGTAAGGTCTGTAAGAGACTTACGTAAGTAAATAAGTGAACGACGTACTGGTACGTACTTATCAATGTAGCCTGCCTTAAGAGTTCTTGCTCCCATTACTACATAGCCTGAACCTGGAATAAAGCGAATAGCATTTACAGGCTTGGCAGCTGTGTTAAGGGAGTCAAGGTTTGCATTTGTAAGCTGACGTGTTGATACAACACCTGCAAGACGAGCCTGCAAACCAGCAGGTGCCTTGTAAACTCCACGAGAGTTATCAGTGGTAGAGATAAGACCTGCTATAGCAGCTCCAGCACCCACAGTTAAAGTTCTACCAGTGGTAGCACCAGGGGCTAGGGTTGGGTCTGTAATAACAAGAGGTGGGTAGTAGACAGCAGCTAAAGAGCTTGTTGTGTATTGGTTTGAAAGAGTTAGCTGGTCTGCTGGGGTGTTGTCAATTCCATCAACAACTACAAACACATCATCGCGACTTTCAGCGTAGCTGATTGCAGCATTGACAACGTTTACAGCTGTCTGACCTGGCAAGTTAAGAACCAAAGACTGAAGAACTGTATCAAACGCTGCAAGTCCTGCTGAGTATTCAGTAACTGAAACAGCGTTTCCAACTGTTCCACCAGCAAGTGGCTGGTTAACAACAACAGCTGGGTTTCTTGTGGTTCCAGTGTTTGAAGAGTTTAGGTCTGTCAAAGTTACGTAGTTAGATACCACGTTAACATTTGTTGGTGCGTAGCGTGCGTCCGATGCTGTCATTGATAGCTGAGTAAATGTCTCTACAACGTTAGAGTCTGTTGTACCGCCGCTATAGACAACTAGGTCAAAGTATCCAGTTTCAACAGAGTTAGAAATAGAGATGTTTAAATCGTTACCCCAACGACCAGGGTTCTTAGCAGCTACCTGAAGAGTTGCTGAGGCGCTAACAGCTCGGTCATTAAGTGAGCGTGTAGAAAGGCCTGGGCTTGCTGCAACACGTGTTACGTAAAGCGAGCTTCCGCCGTTTGAGAAAAACATATAAACTGCAAGTGGTATAGAGTTGTTGGTGTAAAGATTCCAAGAACCAAATAGTGTTACGTACTGGTTCCAAGAGGTTACAAGTGTAGGCGTGTTAATTGGGCCGCGGTCGTCTTCACCAACAAAAGCTGTAATAAACTCTGAGTTGGTTCCAGCGATTGGCTGAATAGGGTTTAACGTTTCTTGAACGTATACCCCAGGGCGTTGAAAGGTCATTTAAATTATCTCCTTAAATAGATTATACGTGGTTGCCGTTTATTACAAGATTTCGTAGACCGAAGGGATAGACGTCTGGTTGTTTACTGGAAGGTTAAGATTGACACGAGTAACTGCAGGTATTGCAGCAGCTGCTGTTGCTGGGGTCATTTCGCTAACCACCCTTAATGTAAAGACGTTACGTAGGAGGCGTCGGTTTCCACTTTCCGCATCCTCAAACGTATCTCGCTTTGCATATCCATCCACGAACATAGACCGCTTGCTGTACTCAGTTCCTAACTGATTACTTACAGGCAGTACGCCGTACTTGGCTGGAAACTTATTCCACATTTGAAACAGGATAGCCCTGTCATGTCGTGGGTGTCTTGCATATGTTGTAAGCTGATAAATAAGGTCGTAAGCAATTGGGTAGTCATACTCGTAAGCTAGACCTGGCACAGCTGTAATAGTTCCACGGTAATCTCCGTCGTGTAACTTTCCTTGAACCTGGCGGTCGTTAGCTGGAACAACATCAATCAAATCTATTGTTACAAAAGGGAACTCTTGTGCGCGAGCTTCCACATCTGGATACCCAAACCAGACCTTTACAGGACGGGTCTTAATTGTTTCAGTAGGGCCGTTATTAGCAGCCGACTTCTCATCAGCAACGACCATA